TCAAAAGGTTCGTGTGGATGCGGCGAGAGTTTTAATATATAAATATATATTTAATATATTTCTATATTATATATGTATTCTCGTTATATACGTCAGATTACACCAATTAAATTAAATCGTCATATGTCATCATCTTTACCTGATTTAAGTTTAACAAATTATTCGTTTTGTAATATAACAGATGCATGTGCTCAGCGATTAGAACAATTAGTTAAAAAAAAATCAGCATCACATCTTAGAATTAGCGTTGATTCAGGTGGATTTTCTGGATTTCAATATAATATGACAATAGAACCACATAGTTGTATCCAACCAACAGATATTATTCAACGACATCATTTAATTTCATCGGCTATTATAGTGACAGATGAAGAGAGTATTAACTTTTTGAAAGGGTGTACAATAAATTATGTATCTGAAATTATTAAAAGTGGTTTTATGGTTACTGAAAATCATATTGCAGAATCTGCGTGTGGATGTGGAAGCAGCTTTGCTGTTAAAAATTTTAATTCAAACAAATAAACCATAAAATTATTTCTTATTTTTTTGTTTATAATTTTCAACTGCACTTTTAATCGAGTCTTCTGCTAACATGCTGCAGTGATATTTTATAACTGGTAGCTTCAAATGGCTGGCAATATATCTATTACTAATTGATACAGTTTTATCAATATGCATTCCGTGTAATAATTCTGTTGTAAATGATGAAGACGCGATGGCACTACCACAACCAAAAGTTTTAAAAACAGCTTTTTCAATTATCCCATCAGTATTTACTTTAATTTGCAATTGCATTACATCTCCACATGCTGGCGACCCAACTATTCCAGTTCCAACATTTATATCTTTTTTATTTAATTTGCCAACATTACGTGGATTTTCATAATGGTCAATTACATTACTATGATATGACGCAACAATATTCCTAATACATACTATATTTTTAGTATTTTTAGATAAATAATTTCTCATTAACATTATTATATACTGATATAATAATTATATTTACTCTTTTTCCAAGTAAAATGGGCGTTTCAAATGAGAAGAGGTGGATAATACATATTGTTACTTTTACACCAGTTCTAAAATATAATAGGTATTGTATTATATTTTATCACTGCAAAATCATTATAAATCTCACTAACGATAGACCCTGCTACAACAATTTTACCATCTAGAAAAAGTAGAAAAAATTGAATATTTTTAATACTATAATATAATATAATTTATAGATGTGTTCTAATGAAATTGATATTGAAGATGTAATGAAACAAACGTATAAATCCAGTGGCTGTGGCCCTGGTCCTGATAGAATGAACAATGATGTACGTACTATTAGTAAAGTACGACAGGTTATTGATCCTGATATATTGTCATCATTTATGACAGATCTTGTAAAAGAAGCTCATAACGCTGTATCTAATAAGGAAATTGACCAACACCAAAAGACACTTCGTAAAAAGTATCGAATTAATCCTGACAAGTCACAGATGAGGAATTATTTTTATAATAATTTTAAGAAGAGGGAAGTTAATCAAGTTTTCCAAAGATACCTTGTCAAGAAAGCAATGCGGTCCCAATCTGGAGTAAAGGTTGTGACTATCGTCCTACCAGGTGGAAAGTTTTCTTGTAGCAAGGATTGTGCTTACTGTCCACAAGAAACAGACAGAGAAGGTAATCATACTCAGCCAAGATCTTATCTATCTAGTGAACCAGCTATGAGGCGAGCTCTTCGCCATGATTTTGATATTCGTAGTCAATTTTGGGATAGGATAAAATGTTATATTGCTACTGGTAATATAGATATTAATGATAAATTCTCTGAAAAGATGGAAGTAATTCTTTCAGGGGGTACATGGGAATGTTATCCAAGAGACGAACGTGACCGATTTATCCAAGAATGTTATTGGGCTGCAAATACATATGGCCTAAAGGAAGATAGAGAAATTCTTTCTATCGAAGAAGAACAGACCATTAATGAAACAGCCGATTTTCGTATCATTGGTATGACTCTAGAAACTAGACCAGACTTTATCACTCGAACTGCTATTCGACAATATCGTCGTTATGGGGTAACGCGTGTTCAAATTGGTGTTCAACATTATGATGATGAAATCTTGAAGAAGATTAACCGTGATTGTTATACCAAAGATACTATCAAGGCTATTCGACTACTAAAACAAGTTGGACTTAAAGTTGTAGTTCATTTGATGCCAGACCTACCTGGGTCTACTCCTGAACTAGATAAATGGATGTTTGATATTGCAATTAATAGATCTGATTTACAATTTGATGACATAAAGATTTATCCATGTGCAACCTGTCGGTCACATGATGAAAAGTATGTTGTAACTTCTAAAATTGCAGAATGGTATGACAGTGGCGAATATAAACCTTATGCTGAAGAGAACATTGAAGATTTGATTGAAGTGATCAAGCATTATTTTGTTAATATGAATGCATGGGTACGAGTACAGAGATGTGTTCGTGATATTCCCAGTTGTAGTATTACCGCAGGTTATCAAAAGAAAACTAATCTTCGTCAAATAATTCAAGATAGAATTGATGGTTCCAAGCTTAAAACACATGATATTAGACAAATGGAAGTCAAGGAATCCAAGTATATGAAGTATGATGCCAGACTGACAGTTCTAAAGTATGAAGCATCTGAAGGTATTGAATATCATTTGATGATGAATGCTTTTGAGGATAACTTTATGGACAAGCTAAAATACTGGACTTTTCGTTCTTGGTCATTTTTACTATCACTTGTTTATAACAACAGTGAACAGTTGTATTGGTCGAATCTAGATAATTATGTAGCTAATTTTGGATTCCTACGTCTTAGACTAGACCCAAATGCTGGAGGTAGTATTATTCCAGAAGTAAAGAATACTGCAATGATTCGCGAAGTTCATGTCTATGGAAATACACTTGGTGTGGGGTCTGATAGCCTATCTTCTCAACATCGTGGTTATGGTCAATACATGATGTCAGTTGCTGAAGAGATTGCTATTGCAAATGGTTATGCTAAAACAAGTGTTATTTCAGGCGTTGGAACACGTGAATATTATAAACACAAATGCGGATATCATCTACAAGGTACCTATATGATTAAAGATTTGGAAAAGAAAAAGACAACTAACAGTCTATTGATTGTTAGTTTTCCAGTTGTAATTGCCAGTATTATTTATTATTTTATTTAAATTATTATTTTATTAATCTTGTTCAGGTTCATCAGGTGAAATATCTTTATTAGAATTTTTAGGTGCCATATTACCCATTTTATCTTGAGCTTCTACTATTTGTTGATTTAGTTTTCCGACATCAACACCCAATTCTTTTTCAAGATAGGTATCCATTTCTGCTTTTAATGTTGCTGCATCCGCTTCATTGTCAACACTATCTAATTTACCTAACATTGAAAATAATCCGCCAAGATTAGGAACACCGCCTTGAGATGGGTCACCATTTGCTGGATTATTACCACCACCACTATTCATTGAATTCATCATTTTTAACATATTTGAGAGATTCATACCAGACCCCTCTTTCGCACTCCCTTCACCTTCTTTATCACCCAATTCTACTTTATCAGTTGAGAAATCGTCATCAATAATAACTTTTTCTTTTGGTTCTTCTTTTTTGCCACCTAGACCACTCAATCCACTCAAACCACCCATACCGCCTTTCATTAAATCTGGCATTCCAGGAATATTATTTTGAATAGAACCCATTAATTTATCCAATTCAATCTCACCAGATTCAATCTTATCATTATATTTGCTGGTAATATTCTGGGTAATTTCCATAATACTTTCAAACGGGTTAGCATTTTCTCCAGATAATGATTTTTCAAATGATTTAACAATATCATCTATCATATTATTTGTGTCTTCATTGACATTAACATTTAATAAGTCATTTTTAACGTCTTTTGTTAATTTTTCTTCCTTATCTTTCAAAAGTTTGGATACTAAAGATTTTCTTTCTTTTCTATTAGAATTATCACTCTCATGTAAGAAATAAAATAAATGTAAATATTTCCAAATAATATCTTTAGTCCTTTCGTTCTGATTATTGATTAACTTTTTCAATGGTAATTCATTACCTAATAAACTGTTAGAAATTATTTTAGTATTTTCATCTTTAGTTGAAAATAGTTTAACCTTTGATTTACAAAATAAATCAAAAAGTTCATTATCTTCTAATGAACTATAAAATAATTTTCCTCTTGATAATTTATCTGATTCACAACTTTTTTTTAGTTCAGAAACTAAATTCTTATCACTCTCTTCTTCAAATAACCCTTCTAATTGATTTAAAAATAAATCATATTCTTCTAAAAACTTTTCACTACAGAAATTTTTTGATTCCATTAATATATATAACCGTAATAATCTTTAAATAATAATTATTACATTTATAACATAATATATTTAAAACTAATCGTAAATAAAAATGCCAGAATTTTTAGTAATTATTTAATCTTCTTCTTCTCTCTTGAACATCATAATATCTATAATATAATAATAAAAACAAGACTACTAATATAATTAATATTCCATAATTATTTTTTATAAATTCAATGCAATTATCTTTTACAACACTTGTATAACTATTATCAATAACTTCTATTTTTCTCTTCTTAATTCTTTTTAATATTTTACTATCTATTAACTTTGGTTTATCATTACTTCCTGTTGGAAATATTGTAAAATTCTTGTTTAAATTTTTATCATAAAAACTCATCTATATTATAAGATAGAAATGAAAATTCTTAGAAAAAGAGTTGGTTCTCTTAAAATAGAAGATACTGATATTAATAATCTATTAATATTAAACGACTCTATTTTATTAAATGAAAAAATAATTTTTAATTTTTTACCAATTAAAAATTTATCATTCTTTGCTTTAAAAACGGAGAAATCTAACATTGAATCAAAATATTGGATCTTCCTAGATCTGAATTTGAATGATTTATATACAGACCTAATTAATGGAAAAATAATTACAAGTAGAGATTTAATCTTTGATATGATAAGTTCTAGTCTAAATCGTCTAAAGATTAATAATAAAATAGATTACCAATTATCTATTAAAGAACATATATATATACAATCAATTTTAGATGATAATAACTTTAAATTAGATAATGTATATTGTTTTGAAAAAAAGTTTGTTAAATATGATAAAGTTTATTTTGATATTGATAGAAAATTAATAACTGTTGACAAATGTAAAAAAACAAGAATTAAACTTCCAAGTATTATAATAATCAAAAATTATCATAGTATAATTTCAGCTATTAAAAGTATATTATTAGATAAAAGTATATGTAATACTGGTAAAAGTGATTCTATTTTCATAATCAGTTCAAAAGATTCAGGCTTGATATCATCCAATTTATTCAATTTATATCCAAATAAAACAATTATATTTTCTGAAGATCTTAATTTTCAGATGAACAACTATTTAAAAGAAATTGGAAATAATGATTTTCTAGAACAATTAGAATTTGAATCCAATAGTTTTTTTTATTCTAAGAAAAATATATTTATATTAGCAAATAATCTAAATCAAGTTTCTATTAATTATCTTTCATTCTGCAATTTTGAGAAAATATTTTTACTTAATTTCAAAGAAATATACTTGAATAATTATAATATCCTATCCAAACTTATTTATAAATATGATAACTATCGCATTAGTAAAAATGATAGTGATAATAATATGATAGTGTCAAATTATATTCTATCTAAAAGAACCTTTATACTAAATACTGATAATATAGATATTAAATATCATAATATTAAAATTGAAAATTTTCCTTACGACTCTTGGAAAAGTACAAGTGATAAACATTTTATCTTATTAGAAAGTAACAATCAATTGATATCTAAATTTGTAAAAATTGGTATATCAAATGAATGGAGTTCTACTTATCTTGAAAAATTACATCAAAGTATAAACCCACCTTCTGATAATAAATGTCCCATATCTCTTTCCAATCTGGATTCATTTTCAGTTATAACTGAATGTACTCATTGTTTTAACTTGAAGAATATTATAAAATGGATGAAAAAACACGAAGAATGTCCTATTTGTAGATGTAAGATTGATATTAATAAAGTTAAATTTTTAAAAACACCAGACTTTAGTATTTTAACTAAAGCGGTAGAAAAGAAGAATTGGATAATAGTTACTGATAAATTGTGGTATGAGAAGTTATGTAATAATGATAAAATTAATATAATTCAACAATTAGATTTTATTAATAATATTAATGAAATTCTAACAACAAGTGATAAGAAGATTATTAATATTCTTAATCTTTCTGGTCTAACTGATGAGGATATATTATATCTTAGCAAAGACACCATGTTCAATATACAATTTATTAACATAACATCAGATGATTAACATAATATTATTTTGGAAAAATTGATAATAAAATTAATATAATATATGTTTAGTAATATACATGGAACCTTTACTCGACCCAGAAAATAACCGTCTAACGATTTACCCAATAAAGTTTAAAAACATATGGCAAAAATACAAAGAAATGCAAGCAGCTAATTGGACAGCAGAAGAAGTAGATTTTAGTATGGATTCTACACATTATAACACATTAACTTTAGATGAACAATATTTTATTAAAATGATATTATCTTTTTTTGCAGCAAGTGATACAATAGTTAATATGAATTTGGCAGAAAATTTTACTAGAGAAGTACAAATTAGAGAAGCAATCGTTGCATACGAATTTCAAACTGCAATTGAAAATGTCCACTCGGAATGCTATTCATTAATGATTGATAATATTATTAAAGATCCAGATGAAAAAGATAAATGTCTTAATGCTATTAGAGAATATGAATGTATTCGAGAGAAAGCTGAATGGGCAATAAAATGGATTGAAAATAAAAATGCACCTTTTGCTCAAAGATTAATTGCTTTTGCAATTGTAGAAGGTGTATTTTTCTCTGGAAGTTTCTGTGCAATTTTTTGGCTTAAAAAAAGAAATCTAATGCCAGGATTATGTATGTCTAATGAATTAATTGCAAGAGATGAAGGTATGCATACTAATTTTGCCTGTTTACTCTACACCTATATTAAAGATAGAATTCCCGAATCTACTGTTCACTCAATGTTCGAGGACTCTGTTGAAATAGAGCGCAAGTTTATTTGTGATAGTTTACCATGTTCACTCCTAGGTATGAATAATAATTTAATGTATGATTATATTAAATATTGTGCGGATCGTCTGCTTGTTCAACTAGGATATAATAAAATATGGAATAATGTATGTCCATTTGATTTCATGGAAAGTATATCTTTAGAAGGTAAAACAAACTTTTTTGAAAATCGTGTTTCACAATATCAAAACTCACATGTTCTAAATAAGGGAAAAAACTCAAGTGTTAACTCTTTTGAATTAACTGAAGAATTTTAATTTATGAAAAAAAATATATAATTATATTATTATTATTTCTATTTTATAGTAATAATATTACGAAAAATTATTATTTCTATTTTATAGTAATATGGAAAATATTTTCAGAAATAATTCATGGAAAATAGAGTCTGATACATTATCACAAAAAAAACTAGAACTTTCAGATACTCAAAAGAATTTTTTTATTAATAAAACACAAATAACATACTTAAATAATATATTTTTTGACGAATCTGTTAGAATTGATATTAAACTAAATGGTAATATGACAGTAATGATAAATGATACTCCTTACAAGTTATTAACCAAAGATATGGAAAATAAATGCTTATTAATAAATAATTGGAGTATTCAATGTGATTCCGATATAATAAATATACCAAAAGATAATAATAGTAGTTTAAAACTAATAATTGAACCAAATACGGTAATTGATAAATTTACTATTGTTCAAGATCTCTTAATTAATAATTGTAATCCTAATAATTAAAATTTTCTAATTATATTTAATGTCGAACAATCTAAAAGTAGTATTATTACAACGAAAATTATTAAAAAAAAAAGAACCTATAGAAAAAATAAGTTATATTAAACTATCTACAATTGCAAGTTCAAATAAAGATATATTAAATGAAGTAGATAAATTAAAAAATCCAAAAACAGGACAAGTATATGTTCATATTATTAATAATGATTACTCATTTTATCAATTTAATGGTAAAGAATGGGATGAAATTGTTTAATTGTTATTTTAAAAATAGCGAAAAATTGAAGATTAATGTATTTTATATATAATAAGTTACATTAATGTTTGTCACAAAAAGAAATGGATCACAAGAAGAAGTCCTGTTTGATAAAATAACAGAAAGAATTAAAAAACTTATAAATATGTTTCCTTCAGATATTGATGAAAATAAATTTATAAATGCTACATTAGTTGGTCAAAAGGTTATTGCATTTATACATAGTGCTATTACTACTGAAGAATTAGATATAGAATCTGCAAAAATATGCGTAAATCTATGTACTACACATCACCTGTATTCTAATCTAGGAGGTCGTATTCTAGTTAGTAATTTACATAAAAAAACGCTAAACTCTTTTTCGGAAACGGTAATAAAAATTCAAGAAGAAACTAATTTTTACGATGATAAATTTTATAATTGGATTCTTTCAAATTCTCAAGAACTAGATGATATGATTGATTATACACGCGATTATATATCTGATTACTTTGGATTTAAAACATTGGAAAGAGCTTATTTAATTAAAAATCAGGAAACTGAACATATTTACGAAAGACCTCAACATATGTGGATGCGAGTTGCTGCCTTTTTAAATCAAAATAACATGGAGAATATTAAAAAAACTTATGATATGTTATCTCAAGGTAACTATATTCACGCCTCTCCAACTCTATTTAATTCTGGAAGTAAAAGAAGTCAATTATCTTCTTGTTTTTTAATTGGTACTGGTGATAGTTTAGATGATATTACTGATACTTGGAAATCTGTTGCTGCAATTAGTAAATGGGGTGGTGGAATTGGATTACATGTTTCTAACGTTAGATCAAAAGGTTCTCTTATTAAAGGAACTAATGGTCCATCATCTGGTATTATTCCCATGTTACAGGTTTATAATAGCATCGGTAGATACGTAAATCAGGGTGGGAAAAGAAAAGGTTCCATTGCTGTTTATTTGGAACCACATCATTCAGATATTTTTGATTTTTTAAATTTAAGAAAGAATTTTGGTGATGAAAATCTAAGAGCACGAGATTTATTTTTAGCATTATGGGTTTCTGACTTATTTATGAAACAAGTTGAGGCTGATAGTGATTGGTATTTAATGTCTTCAGATGATTCACCTAATTTAACAGATGTTTGGGGAAATGAATATGAAGAATTATATTGGAAATATGTTTCAGAAGAAAAATATACTAAAAAGATAAAGGCGAGAGAATTAATGAAAGCAATATGGGAATCACAACAAGAAACGGGAACTCCGTATATTACTTATAAGGATAGTGTAAATAGAAAATCAAATCAACAAAATATTGGTACTATTAAATCTTCAAATTTATGTAATGAAATTGTTGAATATTCAGATAAAAATGAACATGCTGTATGTAATCTAGCATCAATTGCGCTTAATAAAATGATAGTACCATATGATAGTAAAAGAAAGAGTTTTATAATCTATACCAAACCAAATTGTAAATATTGTGTATGGGCTAAAAAATGGTTAGAATATTATAATTACTCTTATCAAGAAATTATTTTTGAACCTGAAACGATATTAGCTAGTCAATCATTAATAGATGAATTGTTATCAAAAGTTAATAATCATAGTTCTACAAAATTAGATAAAGTAACTTTCCCTCAAATATTTTTAATTACAACGGGAGAACTAGGAG